TGATGCACCTGCTTCAATCCAGTAACCGTGTTGCACTCAGCTTCTGCAACCGCCTTAAGTAATTAATCGAAATAATTAGAGACTGACCTGAGACAGCAGAGTTTGGGATGGGGATACCGGAGGCGCTATAAAGTTCCAAGTGGTTTTGCTTTGCACGAACAATTCCGCTAGACAAAGAAGACGCAGCCTTATACGAAAAAATTGCTCCTCCAGCTTCCGGTCGGTTCATGGAAGCGAAAGGTAATCCACCAATTTTTGCATTCATTGTGCTTGTGGTTGTTGGGAAGGTTATTGATAAATTGGCAGTTACGCGGCGGCCTTCACGGACGTAATAAGCTGAGACTCCAGTAAATTCCAGCCCTTCTCCACTGGCATCATTTGGAGTCCATTCCCTTTCTGAGTACTCAGGCATACATAGGTTTACGGTATTTCCATTTGCGAATAGCGCGCTAAGTGCCTGCATTTTTGTACGAAAGTTTCCGGTATTGCGCAGCATAAGATCAAGGAAGCCTAAGTTTGATGATGTTGCTTCGATGTCGCATATACCAGAAATGCCAAGAGTAGAGTCTATTTCTATTTCAAATCGAGAAAGGCCCAGTTTTGAATATGTGTAGCCTTTAACCACTAGCCCAATTTCTGAAAAAACACGGATATCTTTTGCGTCGAAGGTGCAGGAATGACTGCCAGTAGATGGGAAGCCATATCCAACCGGTGTGAGATCTACAACGTTGTTCACAGATGGAGCATTAATCAAGAAGTCGCGTGCGTGCATATTGAAAAGCGTGCCGCGAAATACCGCACCGATGGCTCCATAGTCTGTAGTATTGACAAGTCGAAGCCCACTTATAGAAAGGCCGAAGCCGCGATCTCCACAGACTATGCCAGCGCCGAGAGGGCCGCTGTTTCCGGGGTATGTCAATCTTCCACAGTTGAAAAGGCTAACTCCATGAACATAGGTGTACATATTTACTACGCTGCCATTTTCAGGGTTAGCGAACTGCCCATCGCTGTTAAACGGCACATCCACGTTCCGCATTACTACATCGTAATAGTTGATGTTTCGGGCGATTTCTACGCCGCCTGCGGGGTCCGCATGGCTATTTATACCGATAGTGCAATTTTCAATGTATGGGTTGTATATATGAATCCCATCTACTATTGCTCCTTCGAATTGAAATGCTTTACCACCTTGATGTACGTTACTGAACTTGACATTTCGTACTTTTGGGTTGTAAATTTTTATATTTTCCCCATTAATTGCATTTATTCCATTTTCATTTGGCAAATCAGAACAATCAACTTCAATGTTATATATTTCTACATCGGTAAATGGCCTTGGCATAAGGTCTTTCGTATAGCCGCCGCATACGAATCCACCTAGATTAGTGTTTGCGGTAAGCTTCCAGACAGCCCCCGGATCAAAGATGAGTTTTAGCTTGTCTGGTAGAGGGATCCAGTTATTGAAAAGGTAAGTTCCAGATGGTACTAAGACAGCTTTTCCTTGTGCTGCGGCGTAATCTAAACAAGCGATTAGATTGTTGTGGTCTTCGGTAGTATTATCGCCCTTTACAGAATATGGGGCGTCTTTGATATTTATAATGTCATCTAGGCGTGATTTTATGGTTCTCCCTCTATAACCCACCAAAGCTGCCCCTTTGTATGGGTCTGTAGCATTGGAAATGTCCTGACGTAGAGACTGGTCCACCTGAGCAACAAGTAGATCCTGATCGGTGGCCCAGTTTCCGGTCAGATTGACGGGAAAATCTGCTGGGCGCTTGACGCTGTAGAGATTTCCGTCACGCTGGATCAGTTGGGTCGGGCGGTCCACTGTCAGCGGCGAGCCATCGACGTACACCAGAAATCCAGGTTCGAAGCCCTGGGCGGCCAGCCAGTCATTGACCTGTTGCTCCACACCGAACCATGTTTTTCTTGGCACACCGAATCGGTCATTCCACGCCACGTTAGTTCGGTCATTCATCGCCGCGTCGAAGTTCTCGGCGTTGTCGTAGAGGTCACGCGGATCTTTGGAGCCAAGCGGATTGCCGGTGGCATATGTAGTCATGCAAATTCTCCGGGCATGAAAAAGCCCGCTCTATGGCGGGCTCTGGGTTTTTGTGTGCGGTCAGTTGGGGGCGCTGGCGTTGTCGAAGGTGTAGACCCTGGGGTCGTAGTTCACCGCTCGGACGGACGCCGCGGTATTGCCTTTGGGGTCTATGGAACTGATCAGGGCCGGGTATGGATTTCCCAGCAGTAGGTGCGGCGGTTCGATTTCCCAGGAAACATCGGGGACGAAATCGATACTGGGAATGCTCAGCCGGTAGTCGTCGATCCGAGATGCCGGGTATCCGCCGGAAACCGTTCCGTCTGGGCGGCGCAGATACAGCGCTGGAGAGCTCAGCAGCGACCAATCGAGCGGCTCGCTGGACTCGATCAGGACCGAGCTTCCCGAGATCACGAACGATTTCAGATATGCGCTCTGCGCCAGCCCAGGGCCTGGAACATCGCCGGCGAGTGCCACGTAATCCCAGAACTCGCTGTTCAGCGCATCGAGGCCGGTATCGAACGAATACTCGGTTCGCCGGTATCGCTGTGCCATCCGGCGGCGCATGCCATAGCGCCAGGCCCGGTTTCGGTCTGTCACGCCGACAGCCGTGATCTTCTCGACCTTCCTGCCGACATCGCCGGGAAGGCGGCACTGGACGGTATCTTCGATCCAGCCGTTGGCATTGACGAACTCTACATCGACGCCGTCGTAGTCGTCCTCAGACGGAGCGCTGATGCTGATCCTCAGTGGACCATCCATGTTCTGCGGCGAGTACATGTGCCCGAATGTTGTCCTTGGCTCGTCTCGGGCCGCAGAGATCACGCCGCGCTTGATGGTCTTCTCGGCGTACCCGGCCGCAAGCACGTCGTCCATGATCTGGGCGACCGTGACCTTACCGTCCTCGTAGATCATGTCGAACGTGTCGCCGCGGGCCTTCCAGATGGCGTCCAGCCGATCCAGTTCTTCGAGATCGAGATCCGCATCGGTGTAGCCGCGCTCCTTCGCGATGTAGCAGAGGAACGGGACGATGTCTCGCGTAGCGATCTCGCTCGTCCATGCTCCACCCTGGCGGGTTGGGAGCATGCGAGTGGCCTCTACCGAGACGCGGCTTTCGGTCTGCGCCGCGATGCGGTCAGACGACCGATACCGGACAGCCATTACCGTGACGCCGGCGTAGGACGATGGAGCCTGGAGGCGCGCGCGCATCCCGTACCACTGGGTGCGGTCTCGGTACTCGGATGTTGAGTTGCCGCCCTGGTTGACGAACACTTTTCTGATGCGAAACTCGGGCCGCATCATGTACGGCAGCGGGATGCCGTCCGTAAAACCCTGCTGGTCGAGAGAACTGCCAGCATGGTTCTTGCTGACCGTCGTCCATGCGCCGCCGATGGCCATGTCTCGCCACTGGATGTCGTAATAGGTGCGGATCTGGTAGATCTGCCCTTCCCTGCCTACACCGCAAAGCCCTTCCGGGCAAAATACGTCGATCTCGACGAAGTTGGTCTTCTCCGATACTGGGCACGCCGGGAAGGGACCGCGCCAGCCCCCTTCTAGGCTGGTCGGATCAATGGTGACTCGGGACGTAGACGAGTTGAGAGCGGTGAATCCTGGCCAGTCAACATCGACACCGCCCGCACTGGTCAGCCGCTCGACGGTGAGTTGCTGCGCGCTGTACGCCGTGATCCGATAGCGCAGCCCACGCGGGCCGATTGCTGCATTTCCGGAGCCGGTCTGCAACGCATTGGCCGGCGAACCGTTGCTGTAGTTGAGCGTCATCGACGTTGAGGTGATGTCGTTCACCAGGTAGAGGCCGCCGTTGGTGCCGACCACCTCGATCTCATCGCCAACATCCAGCCCGAGCTGAGCGATATCCCCCGTCACGACGTCGCGATTCGTCCCGCCGCCATCGTTCACCGAATAGGGGTACATCGCCTCAACCCGCAGGATCGTCCCCGCAACCCAGCCAGAGGGGAACGACCCGGCTCCGGCAGAAATGATGATGTTCGTTCCGGAAAACGTGAACGTAGTTGCCGACGGGTTCGGGGTGAGATTGGAGCTCTCGGTCAGGTCCAGGCCGGCATTACCAGTTGAGCTCGCACCAACTTCCTCAACCAGGTGCCACCAGACCGATGCCGGGTGCCCGCTGACGTTCTGCCCTGGCTCGAAAATCTGGAAAGAGGCATCAGCGCCCAGTGCCAGGAACGACGTGTCACCGATTTTCGCTGCCCCTTCGGCGATCTGGAACCGACCACGGCCAATACACAGGAGCATTTCGGTCCACTGCTCACGCGGACCGGCGAAGTACTTCCGGGGCGGCAGGATGTAGTCTGGATAAATCAGACGACGGCCAGCGACTTCGCGGATCGCATCGCCGAGTTTTACCTTGTTCCCGAGCGCGCTAGTTTCAGAGAGCGACGCGCCCTGCCCGGGGTTCGTCGGCATGCCGGGCGATTGAGGCATGAGCATCCGAAAAACCGATTGCACCCCCTTGAAAAGGGCCGCAGTAATCGTGAACGGATCAGTCCCGCGCGGGAGCTTGTAGATCCTCACAATGTCGCCGCGGTCGATGATGCGCTCGGCCCACTCACCGGGATGGATGAACTCCTCATGGGCCTTTTTCTGCTTGTCGGTGAGGTCATCGCAGAGCGCAACCTCAGCGGGGACAACACCGATAGAGAACGGGTGGACGTCGTGGCAGCGGTACCCAGGCGAATTCGCGGTCAGCCAGGAATGAATCGTCATCCTGCGGCCGATCGGATGCCGCTCCAGCGGTTCTCCGTCAAGGAGCGATGGGTAGATTTCGATCACGGTAGAAGACCACCTTGGAGTATTTGTCGGAGAACTTCTGGAGCGGAGTGAGCGACACCCCGCTTCCCGGGTTGATTTCGAGAACCCGCAGGCGTCCATCTACCTCGACCAGCAGGCCTACGTGATCGAGCAGACGCCCTCTATAGGCCGCGGCGATGACCCCAGGTCCTGGCTCGCATTGCTCGAGCGCGCGCTGGATCTCCGTATCGCACGCCCTTTGCATCGAAACCGGGGTGCGCCGCGTGACACCGCCGAAGTCGGTCAGCATCGGCAGCCCGAACAACTCAACCCGCGCGATGAGCGTCAGGCCCCAGCAGTCAAGGCACGGCAGGGCCCGTCCGCCCTCGGTATAGATGGCGGTGAGGTATCTGTTCGGCATGGGGTCAGGGCCAGTATTTGAGGCCAGGGAACTCGCTAACGTTGTAGATGTGGCGCAGCGCGGCGGTGTTGATGAGGTCGTAGTAGCCGGCCTCTACCTGGACAGTGAGACCCTCGAAACCCGACGTCTTAACCCTCATCCGGTACGGACGCTCAGCAGGAGCTGTGAAATCGCTCTCCAGGTACATCCGCAGGATCAAGGTGACATACTCGCCAGCCTCCAGCGCTTCGTTGATACGCTGCTGGGCGAATCCGGTCACGTTGTCGATTGCGAATCCAACGTTCTGGTTTCCGCTGTTGTCTCGCTTCGGAATCGATACGTCGATCGCACCAGCGATGAACGTCAGCAGCCGCCCGTCTTCGGTCATGCAGGTGATGTCGTCATAGCCCTGGCAGATTAGGATAGGCTCCGCCCAAGCCGGGCATGACAACTCGACCGTGGCGAACTGCTGGTCTTCACCGCCGGAGGCATAGAAGCGCTCAAGAGCCGTCGCCATGTCTAGGCCACTCCCTGTTCATCGCGATGTCGAAGATGTCGGCGAGGAGGATGTACTCGGGCAGAATCTCGGCCCACCCTGGATCGATGATCGAGCGCTCTCGCATCACGACGGTTGCGTTGAAACGCCAGTAGTCACGCCCGACGAGATAGCCACCGTCGTAGATCCCCTCGAAGTGCAGGTTGCACGGAACGATTCCCTCTTCCGTACGCAAATCGCACTCGAACCACTTGACGCCATCTTTCAGGACGTCTCGGTACCACCCCTTGAACAGACGCGCCTGCTCAGCGGTGAACAGCCAAGAAACCTCCAGAGCAACCGGCACGCCGCTGAAGTTCCGTCGATAGCGTGCCCGGCCGCTCTGGAGGGCGGTCCTGGCCATTGGTTCAACCGTCTTGAAGCCATAGCCCTCCCTGAGCGGGAAGGGAAGGCCATCAGGCCATTTGATCATCGCCCTGCCCTCTTGAATCCATAGGCGCCTTCGATTGCTTTCGGGTAAAGCCCCTGGCCAGACGAAACCTTGTTGGCAAAGTCCTGCTCGACCGCATCGAGAGTTACCCGCAGGTTGTTCCCGTCCATGGCGGAGGTGGCGGAAACCGGCGGACCGTTGTTGATGATCTGCAGGCTGATCTGCGGCGAGCCTTGAGCGGAGGCGTCGCCGTTGCTGATCACCTCTCCACGGGTGTTCGGCAACATGTACTGCCGGCCATTCGCAGCCTGGAATACCTCTGGTGCGCCGTTCTCGTTGATCCGGTACATGCCGCCCGCCCCTACGGGACCGCCGTACTGGCGACCTCCAGCGAACATCCCAAGCATTGCCGGGATGGCGGCCGCCATTGCGGTAAGGCCAGCCGTTGCCGCCCCGCCGAATGACGCAACCGAAGCGGCAGCAGCGGCTGGCGCGTAGGCAGAAGCCATAGCGGCGCCGGTCGCTGCGGCTGTCGTCGCCGCAGCCGCCTGCTGGGCCTGACCCATGATGAAGTTCTTCGCCTGCTCGATGCCGACCTTGACGAGGGCACCGACGACTTGGTTCAGCATGGCGCCGGCCAGTTGCCGCATGGCGTCAGCACCGTTGTTCGCCCCGGTTATCAGCCCTGTCAGAGCGTTCGTGCCGGCCTGCTGCACCTGATCCAGCGTTGCCATGATCATCTCGTTGCCGGCAGCCTGGCGGCGGAATCGCTCCTCCTCCAGTTGCTTCATCGTGGCATCGTGCTGTTGCTCGGCCTGCGTCTTGAGTTCCAAGTAGCGCTGATCCTCGAGCAACTTGGCCTCGTTCAGCTTTTTCAGATTCTCCAGTTCGGTCTGGTAGCGCTGGTCTTCGCCGGCGATCGGGTCCATCTGCCCCAGCAACTGCTTGTTGGCTTCTACCTGTTGCGCTTCGTACAGAGCTGCGGCGAGCGCGCGGACCTGGGCGACCTGCTCCGGCGTGGCGTACTCGTTGAGTTGCAGCTCTGCCTGGGTCTGCATCAGGTCCTTGCCCTTCAGGCCGACAAGAGCGAGTTGCTGGCCGAGGCCAGCAATGGTGTCGATGTTTTCCTTCTGCGCCTGGGCGAGTTCCTGAGCGGCCTTCTTGGCTGCCTTCTGCGCCTCGGTGAGCTTCTTCGTGCCTGCCGTGGCAGCGGCCTCGGCGTTGACGGTACCGGTCTTCCCGCCCGATTTACCTGGCTGCGATGGAGTAGATAGCTTCGGTGCCTCTACCGGGGGCTTCTTCTCTTGGCTCTTGTAGAAGTTTTCAATCAACGCCTCAGTTGCCCGAATGTCGGCCTTGAGCTTGTTGATCGGGTCCTCGTTTTCGACCTTTAGGCCAAGCGCCCTTAGGTTGTCCCGAGCCTTCTCCAGCTTCGCAAGCTCTTCCCGTTGATCGGCTAGCGACTCATTGAGTCGAACAATGTCATCAGACGCAGCCATCCCGCCGCTAAGCTGGTAGGCCAGTTCTTCAGAAGCCCACTGAACTATCCGGACGGTTTCCTTCGCCCCGTCAATGATCTTGTTCAGCGCACCAACCACGCCAGCAGCCAGGTCCTGCGCAGCCTTGATGGTTTCGGGATCCTGTAGTATCTCGGCCAGCTTCGCGATATTGCTGGTCAGGATCTGGCTGGCGCCGCTCGACTCGTTCACCTTTCCGATGAACACCGTCATGCTGTTGCGCAGTTTGGTAAACGAGTCTGCGACCGATGTTTCCATCTCATCGGCCAATGCCTTGTTCTCGTCCCGGGTGCGGCGCAACCCTTCGTTTAGCGCCTCGACAGACAGCTTACCGCTGGCGCCCAACTGCCGGATTTCAGCCTGGGTCCGGCCGGTGGCCTCGGCGATGCCCTCTACGATCGACGGCGTCGCGGCCATGATCGAAGCCCAGCCATCGGCTTCGACCTTGTTCTTCATCAGCGCCTTGGACCACGCATCCATGGCGGTGGTGGCTTGGTCGGCGCGCGCGGCGTCGCGAACCAGCGCGTAGGAGAACGAATCGGTGATGTCCAGGACGTCGGACGTGGTGTAGCCGAGATCCCTGAGCGTGTCAGCCGTAGCCAGGTAGACCTCTTGAGCCTCGCTCAGCGCCCGGAAGGTGCCGTTGGCGGTCTGCAACAGGCGCTCCTGCACCATGGCGTACTCTTCGGCGCTGCTGGTGGCGTTCCGAATGCGCGAGGCCATCTGGCCGTACTGGTCGGAAAGCTCGATGACCGACTGGAGCGTCCGGAGCGAAAGGTAAGCGGCAACGACCCGGGTCAGCCCGCTGTATGCCGAGGTTTGGGCGCCGATCTGCTGGTTGGCCTGCCGCACAGCCCCAGCCACCCTGGTCATGCGGGTCTGCAACTTCCCAGCAGTCGCATCGGTCCGCTGCATGGAACCCTGCATGCTGTCCAGCGAGCGATCGGCGGCATTCGCACCGTTGACGAGGCTGGAGGTATCCGCCTCGACGGTGTAGTAGATGCTGCCGACATTCTCAGCCATCAGGGTGCTCCTTTCGCCCGCGCCTTGCGCTTGGCCTCGATCTTGTCGAACCACTCCATCGTCGCGTCATGCTCTGCCGCGGTCGGGGCTCTGGCGCCCGGAGCGTTCGATTCGGTTGGGGGGTATTTCGCGCGCAGAGCGCCGATCAGGCCGGTCATGGTCATGGACCAGGCTTCGCGCTCGCTCAGCCCCAGGTGCGCTATCGCCGTCGCGACGTACTCCCGTGCAACGAACTCCCCCGAGTAGTTCGGCTCTTCGTCGTGTCGCCGGGGTAGCGGCGGAAGCGCTCCTGTGACGCCGTGCTTCAGCAGGCAGCGCGCGAGGGGTACAAGGTGCTCGACGTTCGCAGTTCCTGGCCGGTAGACAAGATCCTGGTCGTAGTAGCCAAACACGTCGGACAGGTCCTGCTCACTACACGCCACCACCACGGCCAGGGCGTCGGCGAACTGGTCCGCCTGATGCTTCTCGGTGATCGGGTCGCTCATGACGCGCGCGAAGACGTCGACAATCTCGGCCGGCGTACCGAGCTGGGTCATGGCGTACAGGGACGGCCGCAGGAGAAAGCACTCCCCCGAGGCCGTGTGTACGCCTATCTCACCGATCTCGGTGAGGATCACGGTGCAGTAACGGTTACCGGAACGGTCACGCTCACCGACGGCCGCGCCGCACTGGTGATTTTCACCGTGGTGGTGCCCACATCAACGCCGGTAACCAGGCCGGTAGAGCTCACGGTAGCAATCGCCGGCGCCGCACTTTCGTAGACCAGGCCAGGAGCCGCGCCAGTCGGAGATACAGCGGCGGTCAGTTGCTGGGTGGCACCTTCGGCGATCGAGACAGATGTCGGCGAGACGGTGATGCCCTGCACCAGCGGGATGACCGTGACGGTTGCGGTATCGGTGACGCCCGGGGCGACGCTGGAAGCGGCGGTGATCGTGGCGGTACCGGCCGACAGCGCGCTCACCTCGCCGGTAACCGTGTTCACTGCGGCCACGGTCGGCGCACTGGAAGTCCAGCGCAGGCCTTGCGGAGCGCCAACAGGCAGCACGACGCCCTCGAAGTTGAAGCCTTCGCCAACGGTAAGCGAGAGGGTCTCCGGCACGACCTGAATGCTGGTCGGGTCCGGCGCATCCGCGTCGGGGGTATCCTCGACGATCAGGCCGAAGTCGGAAGCGGTCGCCGAAGCCTCGAAGCTGTAGGTGGTGACATCGTCGTACGGCGCGGAGCGACTGAGGTTGCTGATGAGCATGAATGCGGTGAAGGTCAGGTCCGGGAAGGTCATGCGCATCCAGACAACAGGCTGTCCGCCGGTCGCGTCCGGCTTCACGACATGCTTCGTCAGGTCGATCAGGTTCTGCGCGCCGGCACCGGAGGCCTTCACGGTACCGTCACCGGAAATGGTCAGCGTCTGGAAACTGGCCAGGTTCTCCCGCAGTGCGCCAACCGAGTCGGAATCAGTCGCGCCGAAGGTGTCCCACTCGACGGTGAATTCCTTCGTGCGGAGCGACCCAAAACGGCGCCAGTCATTCTCCGCCGGCAGCGCATCGCCGCACCCGATGTAATACTCGAGCACGACGTCGCGGCCCGGAAATTTGAGCTTCTTGCAAGCCATGTCTGGCCTCCTGATTAATAGAGAACTTCAAGGTCCAGGCTGTACCAGGCCCGGTTTTCGGTGGTGTATCCAGGCCCGATCGGCTCGCCGATTGCCCGAACAGATGCGGCGCCACAGGGGACGCTGTCACCAAGCGCTACCTGCGCCAGGGTCTCGATTGAGTTGCCGACGTCGACAACATGTTTCCGGACGCCCTTCGGGCCGAGGAGGATCACCTTGAACCGCAGGCGACGAATGTCGACCTGGGTCGGGGGACCGCCGGTTTGCTGGATCGCTGCGATGAACGCCGAGTCGAGCGACGGGTGGTCGACCCACATCCCACGGCTGTACTGGTAGCCCTCGCCCAGGATCGAAGCCAGCCAGTCCTGGAAGGCGTCGTAGGGGGTCATACGCGGTAGGTCCTGCGGAGGATGGCCGGGATTGCTGGAATGATCTGGTCAAAGCCCTTCGTGAGAAATTCAGGCTCCGCATTCGGGTCCCAGTAGTCCCCCCGGCTAGGGTCATTCTCGTCCCGTGGCTGGCCGGCGAGAGTGCCCGGTGCTTCGTGGACTGCTGCTGCGTAGGCAGCGGTGTAACCGACGCTGCCCTCGACCCCGTTTGGGCCAACCGTGATCTGGGGGGCCGTTTGGCTGTCGACCAGAGTCGATGTGTCGATCGGTGTCATGGTCTGCGCCTTTGTCGCTCCCTGGCTCAGCACCTCATAAACAGCGCGCTCGGAAACACCGCCGGCGATGTTATCGACAGCCACACGAAGATTCCGCCGGACGCGGTCGATTCCTTGGATTGCCATGTCAGGTCACCAGCAGAAAGTCGGGCTGTTCACCGAAGAAGGACATGTCCCAGTTCGTCACCGAGCGAATCTCTTCCCAGCCGTTGGAGCCGTCGAAATGGATCAGGTCCAGGTACTTCGGCCGGCGGTCCTCGGTGAATATCTGGTGTCGCGATACGAATTCGGCGCCGCTGTTGTCGCGGACCTGCTCTCCCTTCGCTACCCAGGTGCAAGCGATTTCGTACTCAGGGCCGTAAACGGCCTCCTGGGTCGAAAGGTCGAAGTGCAGGAATGGCCGAACCGTCGCCGTGTTGGTGTAACTCCAATTCGCTGTCGTGCTCATGAGTCACCACACATGCAGCCACCGCGCGCGATCCAAAGACCGCCGTGTGCGGTCTGGGTTGGGTTCGGGGGAATCAGCCCCGTCACACATCCGTGCTTGTCCAGGGCGTTCAGCAGGGCCAACTGCGCCTTCCAGCGATCAGCAAAGGCCTGGTAGCGGAACGATCGAGAAGCGCCGGATGGGGCCGTCTGGCTGCTGATGTACTTGTCGGCCTGGGCCAACGCAAACAGCGCCAGCAGGTAGGCCTGAATCAGCAGCGCGGTCGATGCCGGGTAGTGGGCATCCAGGCAGTCCTGGATCTGCTGCAATTGCTCGACCCACGCCGCAAGGATGAAATCAGGCACGTTGTCGATGCCCTGGCTCTGCAGGTACTGCCGGGCCTGTTCAACTGTGATCATCACCACATCCCTCCAGTTGCTCGACCTGCAGGTTGCACAGACGGAGGAGGTGTCGTTGAAGAATCCGAAGCGTCATACCTTGGGCGTCTTGCGCAGCATCCACGGTGTTCCGGATAGCATCGCAGAGCCTGAAGTCATCGCTAGCCCGGAACGAGGCCGGGAACTCCATGGGAGCGGGCGGAGCCTTTGGAATTGCCGGGATGTCCGAGTCGATCAGATTTCCAAACATTTCATTCTCCAGAAGGAAGGGCCCCATCGCTGAGGCCAGAAACGACGAAGCCGCCCGCAGGCGGCCTCTCGTCACGCACCGGTCACTCGGTTTTCGGCGGTCGCCCTCGGCGTTTCTGCTCGACATCAGAACTTGCAGCCGGCGTAGCTGCTTCGAGGACAGAATCGCCGCCGAGGGGGCGCACGTTGGGTTTCAGCGACGGGTGAAGGTGCTCCAGTTCCACCACGTCGCCCACGCTTACGCCATGCCAGGAGCGGGTCACTTCGTAGCGCATGTCGCCCCCTTACGCCAGGTTGGCGCCGTAGATCACGCCGGACAGACCTTCGTCGTCCTTCTTCACCTGGATGCCCATGGCGCTCATGATCTGGAAGTTGTAGTTGACCTGCGGCAGCGGACGCGGCAGCGGCACAACGCCGGTAGCCATGCCGACCAGCGGGGTGACCACGTCGCGGCGGCGCTGATAGCCCAGGAACTCGTTGCCCGACAGGGCGAAGGTCTGGCGAATGGCGCGAGCCGGGATGAACGGGGTGATCAACTGCAAAACAGTGCCGCCGCTCAGGATCGTGCTGCCACCGATTGCCACGGTTGCCGGTCGGTTCATGTTTCCCCAGATTTCCGGGGACACCCACAGCGCATCATAGGCATCGACCTTGTTGTTGCGGGCGGCCTGGCCGAAAGCGCCGGTGGTGAAGAACGCAGCCAGTTGCTCCTGGGTGGCAGTGGTCAGGTCGATGTTCGCGCCGCCGGCGCCGGAGCCTAGGTTGACCTTGATGGTGTTGCGGTGATTGCGCAGGCCCTGAGCCGGGTAGCTCTCGACCTGAATGTTGGTGGCACCGTCCAGGATGTAGGCAACGATCCGCTTGTTGAACTTGCGGAGTTTCGCAGCCTGCGAGTCCAGAACCAGGTCGATGCCGACGGTGCTCATGCCGGCGGCATGGCGCCAGTTGACACCGTAGCCGGCGGTGAATACCGGAATGGGGTCGCCGTCGGAGTTGTACTCGGTGTGATCGAAGGAGTACGGGGCCTGGCCGTCGATGCTCACCGACACGTCATCGGCGATGTCGCCGACCACGTTGTAGAGCTTGGCGGTCTTGCCGATCGGAAGCACGGTCTGCACCTGCAGGAGGTCGTTGACGATCTCCATGCCGGTTTCCTGGTTGCGGTACTGGATGATCTGGGCGTCGATCTCTGCCCAGAACTCACGACCCAGGCCGGCCAGAGCATTGCAGGCCAGCATTTCGGGGGTCATGGCGCCGCGGTGTTCGGCGATCATGGCGGCGTTCTGGGTGTTCCAGATGTTGCGGTTGGCCTGCAGGTCCTGGAAGTGGCCCATCAGGCGGGGATGGGCGGCGATTGCATGTTGGGTCAGAAACATTCTGCTCTCCTTACGGCGCCACGGTGACAGAGTCAGCGCGGACGCGAATGCGGATGAAGTCCACCGCAGAGGTGGTGACGGTGTCCTGGATGTAGCCGATCACCTTGTAGGAGCCAGCAGCGGTAGGGACAGGAATGGCAAGACCTGCAGCACTGACGGTCACCGGCTGATCCTTGGTGTAAGCACCAGCAGCCATGCGCACAGCGAATTCACGCCCTTCTTCCAGGTAGTTACCAACAGCCGAGTGGCCGGCCGGAATCTGGTCGGTGATACCCAGACCCTCGTGATAGGCGCTGTCGAGGACGTACAGACGGCCAACAACTTCATCAGCCTGAGCGAACTCGTCGTCACCGTCGATCACAGCGAAGGTTCCGGGGTAAAGCGCGGCGGCGGTCTTGCGGGTTTCGGTCTTGAACAGCGACTTGCCGTCGATGTTCACGCGACGATAGCGAGACATGGCTTACTCCTTCGGCAGGTTGTTGATATCGGCGGTGAGACCGCCTTTGTCGGTGGCGGCATTGGCGCCCAGCGGGGCGGACTCGCCGCACTGCTTGAACATTTCCTTGAGCGCGTCGCCGGCCAGGCTGTTGGCGATGACCTCGCCGAACTTGGCCTTGACCGCTTCACGCATGCTGTCTTCCTCGGCGCGCTGGTTGGCGGTCAGCGTGTCGGCCAGAGCCTTGTGATTGGCGACCAGGCCGTCGACCTTATCGGCCAGGGGCTTGATGATGGTGTCCGCCAGCTCCTTGATGGCGCTGGAGGTGTTGGTGCCGATTTCCTTCACGATTTCGGCCTTTTCTTCGGGGGTCAGGGGCATGTCGCCCTCCTTCTCAGGTTGATCAGGCCGAGCCTGACGATGGGTGAAAATGTTCTTGATGCTGTTGGCCACCATGGCGACCCAGGACTCTTGCCGGACAACGGGCTGGCCGGACTCGTCGAAGACGATCTTCCCTGCCTCGACCTTGTAGCCGTACACCTCGGTCACACCGCCGTTGAGGCTGATCACGGCCTGGGAATCGGTGAAGTCGGCAACCCATGCGTACTGGTCGGGGCCGGAGGCGAATCGCTCCTTTGCGGCTCGGTCCAGGCGCTGCTCACGCTCCCGGTAGGACTCGCCAACCAGGGCGCCGGAGTTCGGCTGAAGCGGCACAGCCTGGTCCGCGTTCACCATGAGGCCGACGCCCTGCTCAGGAGTAGCCGCCCCTACTTCGTGCAGCAGGATCGCGTCGTGGTCCATGCTCTGGATGTCGGCGACCCACTCCGCGCCCTGGGCACGCTGACTTTCGTTCGGCTCGATGCGGTTGAGGAATGCGGCAACGCTGGTATGGATCGGGGGAACGTCCTCCCCCTTCTCCAGCGCCTCAACGCGCTGCAACAGTTCACGACCGCCTTCCGTGGACTTGGCGAACTCGACGTCGACCCACTTCTCCATGTAGACCCGGTTGCCGGACTTCTTCACGTTACGGTTCCAAGCGCCGACGTGGCCGACGTTGATCCCTTCGGGTGAGAACGCCGAAACGAACTTCCCGTCGACCATCGGGTGCCCTAGCGGCGCCAGCGTTCCCTCCAGGCCTGGGTAGTGCTTGTCGATCTGCTCTGCGGTGTAGAGACCACCGTTCATGATCACGCCGGCCGGCAGGGTGTAGCTCGGCAGAACCAGATGTTCGCGCCCGTTGTGTGTCTCACGCCGAATGCTGGCGCTGTTGACCTGGGTGGTGATGTTGACCTGCATGGGCATGGCTCAATCCTCTTTCGCCCAGGGCCCGCGCCCTTTGGCTTTCATGACTTGGTAGTTGCGGCGCGCGCGCTCGACGATGGCCGGGACAACCGGGTTCCCATCGTCATCGACCAGCACCTCGACCTGGCTGCACTTGCAATTTATTGGGTTTCCGTCTCGGCTGTACCAGTCCCTCACCTCATCCGAGGTGTAGAGCCTGGCGTGCCTGGCCGCGTGGGTGGCCCTAGTGCTGGCGGACAGGGCCGACATGTGCATCAGCTTCGACTGAACGCCGTAGTCGGCCTCAGCAGCGTCTTTTTCGTCCCAGCGAGCCCTTCGGAGAGCGGTTGTGACTTCGGTGCGTGCGATGCGATGGCCGCGACGCGCCTCGATGCCGGTCTGGGCGGTCAGGTCCCGTGCGATTTCGCGGGGATTCTTCCCGCGCCCCATGCCCTCGGCGAGAATGCGCGCCATGTCGGCCTTGACTTGGCCGGACAAGCCCTTCATCTCCTCGAACTCCCGGGCGCGAAGCAGTGCCATCCGCGCGCGGTAGGCGTCGGATCGAAGCAGGACATCCAGCGATTCCCGGCCGGCGCGGTATGCAGGCGATTGCTGCGCCAGGTTGGCATGCGTCTGTGCAGTACCGCGGATGTAGGCAACCCCGACGTATGACTCGAAGAACCAGAGGTCCCGCTCCCCGCCCTCTTGCAGGATCTCGTCGACCATCAGGTTGGTGTCGGCGAAGATCGCGGAGAGAAGGGCCTGGTCGAGACGGTAGGTGTACTGCTCATTCACCACCGGCTGGGCCGGGATTCGGTCCAAGGCAGCGACATAGCCATCCCGGATTTTCCGCATGCGCCTGTCGAACTCGCGCATTGCGCCCCTTTCCAGTCGATCTACCCCGGTCGGGTCACTGCTGCTCGCCGGTAGGATCGGTGCGCGCGGCATCTTCATCCTCCGGTTCGGTGTCAGGCAGCGGATCGCCACCCTCGAGCGGGTCGTATCCAGCTTCTTCGCGTATTTCCTCCGCCGTGAACACGGGCTCGCCAGTGCCGATCGCGGCGCTGTTGATCTCGCTCATGGTCTTGGAGTTGGCCAAGCGCTCGGCCTTGGTCGGCACGGTGAGGTCATCCCAGATCGCGGTGAACTCAGCCTTCAGCGGAACCACGCCGATGCGCATCAGGTGCACGAACAAGTCGTTGATCTCGAACGTCAGTTCTTGCACCCGGCGCGCCTGGCATCTGGCGTTGTGGTACTTCTGGTCCTCACTGCTCGCCCGCTCGCCGGTCTGCATGCCCACCAGAATCTTGGTCGGGATGTCGACGCCGGCGGCGGCGGTCTGCAGGTTGACGTTGTACGTGGGGCTGGGGTCCGAAACAGCGGACACCATCTGCGTGACGGTCGCCCCCTGGGTCGGGAGCAGGACATCGACGCCGAGGTTGAGCTGGCGCGCTGCCTCGTTGAAGCGCTCGTTGAGCGCATCGAGCGTCACGCCGTAGGTGCTGGCGATCTCGCCGAGGTTAATCTCCTTGTCGAAGTTCAGCAGGAGCTGGCGTGCGGCGTTCTTCAGGAACGATTCGCCACTGCCTCCCTCGACCTTCTCCAGGCTGATGAAGGAGTTGTAGGCAGGCTCCAGGAAGCCGATTGCATCGCCGGTCCAGTCTCCGAGGATAAACACCCGATCCGGATGGATATCCCGCACCAGACCGGGACGACCGGCTTGGGAAGCCTCGGTGTATTCCCACATGGTGGGCTGCCCGTAGGTCTCGCTATCCGGCTTTTCGTCGAACGACTTCGGCTTAAGGCACCCAGCCCAGGCCGGGGTGACCTTCGCCAGGCCATTGACCTTGCCCGAAACAGGTCTATCCCAGGGCTGGCTGTCCCTTATGTGGAGGAGCAGCCCGGAATACCGACCCACCAAGCGGCGCCGGTCGGCTTCGGAGACAGCCCGCCAGAACCTGCCGCCTGCGATCAACGGCTTGTTCTTCCTCTCCCACTCGGTTTCGTCCTTGGAGCGGTCCTGATCGTCGCCCTCTATGACCTGCGGATATGTCTTCCAGCACGTGGTGACGATCTTCTCAACCGCGCCATGGGCGATGCCGCCCCGCCGGTACATGGTGTACAGGTCGTTGAACGTGATTTCCTGAGGGAAACCATACTCGCACCATGCCTGCGGCCGCTTGGCGTCATGGCCGATGCCCTGGTTCAGCAGGCTCATTCGCGCACGCGCGACAGCACTGCTCATCGCGTGATTGACCGCGAGGTCGAGTTTGTCAGTCATGGTCAGTCCGATTTCAGGATGAGGCCTGGCTTGTCCGTCTCGCGGACCAGTTCGACAGAAGAGAGGTTGGGGTCGCGCCATACCATCGTCCCTTCAGCGCCAGCGTTCTCGACCGCCACGGTGCGGGCGCAGGACGTGCAGCGAGCACGGACCACCATGGAGCGGCTGGTTGCGCGCTCCCTGAGGATGAAGATGGCCATCAACGGGCTCCGGGAAGAAGGATGCCAACAGCACTTCTTCGCTTGATCAGCGGCCCAAGCGCATACCGTGTGGCGTCCCAGTAGTGGTTGTTCTTGTCGACGATATCGGTAAGCACATCCCCGGTCTGCCGGTCTACCTTGTAGCTGTATAGCCTGGCCTCGCGGAGGGTTTTCGTGCATCGCTCATGGATCATGATCTCGACATAGCTGCGAAGGTGGGCAATGCCGTCCTCGACGCTGCCTTTCCATTTCTCGACACCTTCGATCCTGGGCAGACATGCACGACTGCCATCTTTCCCTTTACTCCTGACGTGGCTGATCGTCTCCGGCCTGGCCGAGTCGGCTCGGACTGCATGTCGTTCGATCCCTGGCAAGCGCCTGATCATGTACTCAGCGATATCGTCGTTCTCAAGTCCAACCTTTCCGGCTTCGTGCTCAATCCAAAGCCTGCGGTCGTAAATCCAGCATTTGACGCCGACAGTCGGGTCCTGGCTGAACCCCCAGTCGATGCCGTAGTAAGGGCCATCCCAATCGGGACCAGGCTCGAACTCGGCCACCCGGTACTTGCCAGCAAGGATCTGAGCGTCGCTGTTCTCGCGGTAGGCGCCATCCCAGATCCAGGCATAGGTCTGGTCGTCCAGCGTCTGCCGGTCGTTCAGGCGCTCCTGATCGAGCACATCGGGAAACCACGGATTGTCCGTGTAGTTCATCTCGACGATTTTTGCGCCTGCCGGCATGTTCTTCCGGAACCGGGTGTCGGTGGCGCTTCCATCGCGCTCCGGGTTCCAGGTAATCCAGACCTCCGAGTCGTTCTCACGAACCGTCGGCAGGAGCTTTATCCACGCCGTTTCGCTGACGTTTTCAGCCTCGTCAACCCAGGCGATCAGGATTCTGGCCTTCGACTTGATGCTGTCGAGGTTATGGCGCAATCCGCAGAACACATACGAAATTCGGCGATTCTTGGTCCGGATGTACTTCTCACCAATGTCGAAGTACGCGTCCAGCCATGGCTCGGATCGAATTGCCTGCTTGATCTCCTCCATGGAGGACTCTTCAAGCGAGTTCATGTACTCGCGCGCCCCGAGGATCACGCCACTGATTCCAGCCTCCGCGTACATGTACGCCCTTACTGCCGTCATCTTGGCGAACGTGCGCGTTTTGGCACTGCCTCGTCCACCATGGGCGCCGCGGTACCGGGCAGGGCCTGAGAAGACTGGTATCAGCTTTGGCGGAAGTTCAATCTTCGCCGTGGTCATGGCCTGGCGCCACAAGCTGGATGGTGGTCGGCATTGTCGGGATCGGACCTCCGCCAGGGCCAGAGTGCTCGAGCTGGTGCTTGTTGCTGTACATGCCACCCGACTCCTTGGCGGCCTGCTCGTAAAGCTGGGCAGCCAGGGCCATGTTTCGCATGCCCTCGGCGCGCTCAGCCATCCGACCCAAAGCCCTCAGTCGGTAGGCGCGGTTGGCGATCGGGATGTCGGCGATCTCCTCGCGGAAGCGCTTGCGGGTGTCCTCGAAGAGGATCCGCCACTTCGCGGCAAGGCCCTTGCTGCACACCTTGTTCGGGTCGTGCGACTCGATCTGCTGCCGACTGACCTCGATGCCGAATTCCTTCTTGACCGATTCCGCAACCTGGGATGGCGTATCGAAACAGGCCAGCGCCTGAACGATGAACGCCTTCACGTCGCTGTTCAGGGTTGCCATCGTTTTTCTTCCTGTCATGGGCCTGTCGTGGCTATGCCGACTTCAGCAGGCACGTACCGCAGGCTCTCGAAATGTTGATTTTGGCCACCTCTGGAGACCTGCTAGCAGCGTCGATGAGATGCTGCACGTCCTTGCTTGGGCCGTATCGCCTCACCACGCCGACGAACTCCTCGACGTCATGCCCGCGGAGCTTCAGCTTTGGAAAGCCCTCCTCGGTGAACTTGGGCTCGCCGTATTGGTTGTTCTCTTGGCAGATGTGGTAAAGCTCATGCTCGACCAATGCGCAGAACTCCGCGTCGGAGCACTGGGAGCAGTAGTCAGCAGCCAGGGTGATCAGAAACCTCGGCAGGTATCCGAACCAGCGGATCATCTGCTGTTCCTGCCTTCCCTTCTGCCAGGCTCCACAGCGGAACGTCACCTCTTCGCACTGACCCAGTACCGTCCTCCCCTGCTTGGTGAAGCTGGAGGCGGCCCATAGGAAAGCGAGAGGAGCGTCTTGTAGGTGGGCGTGGTCTTCATTGCCCAGGATTCCATTCGGATCGATTAACACTGACTTCGCCCAAGCCAGAACATCCTGAGCGGGGACAAAGGCGTCCGCCCAGTCTTCGCCTTCCGCGAACTGCCCGATCGTCTCTGGAGGGTGAGGTCGCTTCAGTTCCACGACCAGTCGCTTCCGAATATCTGCCGGCGCCGGGACCAGGCGTAAAGTACGAGCCCAGCATGGAGGATCACCGAAAATGGATTAACCGGTGCGCCCTTCATGATTCCGTACAGGATTCCGAATGCACCACCAGCCACCAGGTAGAAGGAGATACCCAATAGCGGCTGCCCAGACAACTGGACGGTGCGCAGGAACTCCAGAGCAGCTACAACGACAAGCACACACAGCAGCGCATCCAGCGCCGCCAGAATCGACATGATCATGATCAGGTTCCTCTCGTAGGAAGGAACCGCTCTGTGATTGCCGTTACTGCCGCCTTCAGGCCGGGGATGATATTCATCGCCAGCAAACCGATGGTGAATGCGACACCACTCAGAAATGCGTCATCGAGCGGAATCTCGTACTCACGCGAAAGCCATGCGGCAACCGGAGCAGTCCAATAGGTTGAGCACCCGAATCCGGTTGCTACAGCGAGCGCAGCTTGCCAGCGGTTCAGGCCGCTCAGGAATCCAAGGGACAGAATCGACCCCCAGAACCCGGCAATAGCGACGCTGTACTTGGCGAAGAGACCTCCGCCAACGGTCGTCATCGGGTCCATTTGCTTACTCCAGATGCAGAAAAGCCCAGGTCATTGCCTGGGCCTTGTAGTGTGGTGCCGGCAGCAGGAGTCGAACCCGCAACCCTCTGATTACAAATCAGCAGCGCTCCCTGTTGCGCCATACTGGCGTACTTCAATGCCGAGCACCTTTACTGGCGCGAACCGGCAGATCTTTCTTGCAGATTGGATATCGTCGGGGTGGATGAGAATTGCGTGGATCGGCTTGCCACGTCGCCCAGCCTGAAGGAGCCAGCGTCTTATGCGATGCTCGAGATTCATCCATACCCCGGAAACGAAAAAGCCCCGGCATTTGCCAGGGCTTCAGAGTTACCGATCCTCACAACGCGCAAGATCGGCAGGATGGTGATATAATCGGCCACGCGGCCATCGATGTCAAGCCGCCATTCGCTCGAACATCCCCTGTTCCTCAAGCAGAGCTATAGAGGACGCGATAGCGTCGCTGAGGATTCCATCCAGAGCCTCATGGATGCCAGCCCTCCACCGACGCCGAGTACGTTCAGGAGTGCCATGGTTGTCGTCCCACCTGTTCATGTCGTAGAAGTCGGGCTTTAGGACGCCGGTGGATCTCTTCCCTGCTCCTACTTTCTGGCGCTCCGCCCAGGTCAACACGGCATAGAACTTGAAATGCTGGTGGGCGTGTGTGGCGACCACTCGACCCAGCCCTCGGATCGCCTTGCCGCGGTCGTTGATGTCCAAGGTGTAGCGCGCGATGAGCGCATCCCAGAACCTTGGCGTGAGATTCTGGCGGAGGTGCCGACGATACTCGCAGTCCAGCTTGAATCGCTCGTCCTTCGACATCACCCCATAACCGCCGCATCCCATGTCGGCATCGACCCACGCAGAGGATGCAGTATTCCCCTCGCTGCCCGCGAGCAGGATTCTGACCAGTACTGATGTCTTGTTCATTCCCCATCCCCTTGAGCGCTGAGCACGGCGTTTAAAACGTAAGATTGGTCTGTCTGTTCGCTGGTTGTTTTGCTCCTGGAGTTGACCTGCGAGCGAGCATCACATCCGGCACAGCACATGCCGAAACAGCCTCTCGGAGGCTCCAGATAATCGGGGTATTCATTGGCGCGCTCACCATCCTCAGCACCTGGCGTGCTGACCATGTTCGACAGCAGCAGCGGGTGATAACCGTCGGCGAACCAGTTTCCCAGCCAGGCGGCAGCAATACCGATCGCATAACCGATGAGACCGCTCCCTATGCTGAAGAGAACGATGGTCAGAGTTTCTTTGGTCATGCCGTTGCCCTCTTCAGTTCGCGCACCCAGGCCCTGAACTTGGCCTTTCCGTTGTGCGTCAATTTCGGGGCAAAGAGCGCGTCGAAGTCGGACATGCCGGCGGCCTTCCTGCGAAGGATGGTGTGTCCGCTTACCTTCACGCGCGGATCTCTAGCCCAGTTGGTTGCTGTATCGCGCCTTCCCTCGAACTCGATTAGTCCGACCTGGCTGCGCGACTCGTACGACTCCGGTCGAAATCCGCGCTTCACGTTGCAGCCACGGCAGAGAATTCGGAGGTTTCCCTCGGCATTGTTCTGGCGATCATCGTCCTTGTGATCGACATGGCAGGTTGCCCAGGTCTCAGCCTTCCCGCACAGCTCGCACGGCCGGCAGTCAGACCCTGCGATCGCCCACATCACTTGTCGATGCTCGAAGACATACCCTCCCTTGTCAGCGAGGGCATGGCCTGGTTCGAATATCCGAACGTATCCATTTGGCGTAATGATTCGCTGCTGGCGGCTGCTCAGCTTCTTGGCTACCGAGCCATTTCTCCGCATCCGGAAGTAGTGCATCTGGCAGAGCTGGGCTGTCTTGTATTGGGCATCACGCCCGCATCCATCTACGCGGCACTGCATTTGCGTCGAGCCTCCAGCCGGCGAATTTTCTTGGAGAAGACAGCCTTCAGGCGCTTCAGGTAGGGGATGTCATGACGGGCAACAGAGTTGTCACTTTCCAGTCGATCAACCTTGGCCTGGCCAATCTTCTCAATCAGGCGCGGCCGGTAGGCCATCAAATTCCCGCTCAGGTGGTTGTTACAGGCACTGCAGGACTTATTCATATTCCAAAGGTTGAAGCGGAGCTGAGGTGCTGCCCCAACACTACGGAAATGCGAGCAATGCCACTGGCCGCCCCACGTGGCGGGCTTGTCGCAACTGACGCAACCGAGATGATCATCACGGAGCCGGACGTAGCGATTGATTACCGCCTGAGCCTCGCGCAGGTGATCCGCCCTGCTCTTCAACCGCTCCTTCCGAACCCTGACCTCCCTCCGCTCGCGGTCTGCGATGGCCTTCCGTGCCGGCTTGGCGTGCTTGTCCTTGATGGCCAGGGCGCAGGCAGGAGAGCACACGCACTGGCCAAGGCGCTGCGGGATGAACTTGGCGCCGCACTCGGTGTTCTGGCACTTTTTGGGTTTTGGCTGGCGGGCGGAAAGGGTCATTCGGCACCATCCGCGCGCATTTGCTTCCCATCCACCCCGAGTCGCGGAGTGATACCCCCGCCTGGAACACTGAGATACTGCAAGCCGGTAGCGTGGTCAGTGTGCAGCCGCATTCCACTGCGTCCGCCAGGAGCATCGGTGCTATCACGTTCGTTGCGCATGGCAGCGTTCAAGAACATGCAAAGGAAAAAGCCCAGGCAGATGCCAATAAAAGTATTCACGCCTTCACCTCCTTCGCTTCTCTGTCCCAGTAGGAAGGAAGTAAGCGTCTGGCCAACACACCTCCCCGGTTCTTCCAGCTAGCGGCATGGTGTCC